GAAGAGACAACTACGACTCTGAAGCCCGAAGAGACAACTACGACTCTGAAGCCCGAAGAGACAACTACGACTCTGAAGCCCGAAGTGACAACTACGACTGTGAAGTCTGAAGTGACAACTACGACTGTGAAGTCTGAAGAGTTGGACGAAGAAGTTACGACTGTGAAGTCTGAAGAGTTGGACGAAGAAGTTACGACTCAAAAAACAAATGACGAATATTAATTTATTTGATTTACAAATAAATTCAAACTCTTTATTTATATGTTATTCTAATACTTGAACCAATTTCTGGATTATTAAATCCGTATAATTTTTTTGCATCATTAAGTGACGTTTCAGGTTTTTTGTATCTTCTATTTACATAATTATGAACATTTACGGTAAATGAAAATAAATTTTCTTTTGATTCAACAACATTATCCAGATTTATAGAGTTCAAATATGTATAAAAATGTTCTTTGCATGAAAGACAAGGAACTAATAAAGGTAGATTCTGTAATAAACATTTCATGCTTTCTCTAATTATAGGCGTTGGATTCACAGGATATGTTGTAGCTGAATTGTGAATAGTAAACCAAAATGGCGGTCCAAATGCATCAGGATCGTATGAAGATCCTTTTGTTAGAGATGTTATTTTCATGTTTAAAAGAGGTAAATTTTGATTGGAATACATTTTTATTTAAAAATTGAAAAAAATGCAGATGGAAAAATAAGATTAAGCAAATTAAAAATGAACGTCGAAGAAAATAGATTAAAAACTTTTGATAATTGGAATATATCTTTTATTGATAAACATCAATTAGCGCGTTATGGATTTTATTATTATGGTCCCAGCGATTTAGTAAAATGCTTCTTTTGTCATGTTGAAATAGGTATGTGGGAAGAAGGAGATGATGTCTTAACTGATCATATAAAATGGTCTCCTCATTGTAATTTTATTAGAAGTTATAACAACGTTCCTATAGATCAATCTCTTTTGAATTTGCAACAAGAAGAAGAAATATTAAATGAAGATGAAATAGAGACTAAATTCCCAGAATTTGCTATTGAAGCAAGACGAATAGAGTCCTATAAAGATTGGCCTATAGGTATTAAACAAAAACCTCAAGAATTAAGCAATGCTGGATTCTTTTATACCGGAAAAGGAGATAAAATACTTTGTTTTAAATGTGGTGGTGGGTTCAAAGATTGGGAAGAAAATGACGACCCTTGGGAAGAACATGCTAAATGGTACCCTGAATGTAAATATTTAAATTTAATGAAAGGAATAGATTATGTTCAAAACATTAGTAAAGGCGATGTTGCGAAGGCGGAGCCAAGCCCAAGCATCGTATCGACACCCATCCCAGAAATCCCAGAAGAAAACATGATATGTAAAATTTGTTTTGTGGAAGAGTACAATACAATTTTTACACCATGTGGACATGTTATTGCATGTGCAAAATGTGCCTCAAGTGTTACTAGATGCCCTGTATGTAGAGAGCCATTTCAACAGATCATACGCGCTTATTTTTCTTAATTGTTTTTTCTATTCATATCCTTTCGGATATGAATATTAGTTGAGCTGTTGCGCCGTAGGCGCAACTGCCACAATTTTCAATATGTTGGAGAAAAACACAAAATATCTTTGGTTAGTTGCAGTAAGTTTTGTTCTTCAAAGTTACAAACAAAAGTATTCAGGCGAACAAATAAATCTTTGCAATATAAGAATTTTACTGCTCCAACTATATAACTCACATTCTCATTAAACACACCTTCAGTACCGCTTTGAGAACGAAAGTTAATTGGAGGCCCTTCGTATAAGTTGTGCAACAACCATTTCCACAAACAATATATAGGCGTAAACTGAAGCAATATCATACTTCCATTGTCAGGGTCGTAGAAGGGATTTGTTTTGAGTGTATGAATGAATTGATCATAATCAGGTTTGTCAATTAAGTTATTTACATCTTCTAATTTAAACGATGTTATAAATGTTTTTATAAGCCCATAGCAGTGTTTATCGATGTGCTCAACTCTCGTAAGGATATACAAAGACGCTATAAATTTTTTTACAAGATTAAGTGGAATGATGGGGTAAACATACATTTTTTATAGTCCAGTAACTCTTAAATTATTTGGCGCTTGATTTGGGTTCAAATGGTTCTAAATCACAATCAACACAATCTTCTAAACTGAATGTTTTGTCTTCAGTTTGTACCGACTTCGGAAATCGTTTATAGACATTGTTTAATTCAGAAGTTATCGTATCTGCTAGCGCAGTTTGTGCGGTTGGTGTAGCCATTGATAACTCTTGGTATTTCTTGAGTAGAAGTTCAATTTCTAGTTGTTGTTTTCGATACTTCGAATAAAAAAAGTATGATAAACATACAATGATAATGACAATCGCGACAATAACTGCAATCAAAATATTTTCCGAGTTCATTTTGCTTAATGCATATTTTGTTATATCATTTTTGAGATCGAGTTAAAGAAGTATCGCAATTGCAAAATATGAAAACAATAAAACTATCTGAACTTAACATGGACATCGTTCGTCCTAACGCTCAGAGTATGACGACAGACATAGGTGGTTCTAAGATAAGTATAATTGGAAAACCTGGGTCTGGAAAGTCTGTATTGATTAAATATCTTCTTTATTCAAAAAAACACCTCATCCCTAGTGGCATAGTTATATCCGGTTCTGAAGATAGTAACAAGTTCTATTCAAAACTGTTCCCAGATCTTTTCATATACGACCGATATCGAAAAGAAGTCGTCGAAAACTTTATCAAAAGACAAAAAATATCCAAAGAACATCTTCCCAACCCTTGGTCAGTACTCGTAATGGACGATTGCATGGATGATGTGAAAATATTCAACGATCCGTTAATGATAGGGTTGTTTAAGAACTCTCGGCATTACAACATGCTTTCTATATTCGCGAATCAATACGTGTTCGATTTCAAACCTGTGATTAGAACGAATTTAGATGGAGTGTTCATTTTTCGTGACCCAAATCAAGCTAATAGAGAAAAAATCTATAAAAACTTTGCGAGCATTATACCCTCCTACAAAATATTCTGTCAATTGATGGATGAATTAACTACTGATTATACTTGTATATATATCAACAATCAAATACAAAGCAATGAATGGACAGATTGCGTTTTTTGGGTAAAAGCAGAACAAGTGCCAGACTTTAAATTCGGATGTGACGATTACTGGCAATTCGCGTTAACACGACAATCAGATCAATAGCAAATGACTATATAAAATTGGCTATTAATAAAAATGATTTACTGTGGAACAGAAGTGGATATTAGTGCTAATAAAGATTGCTTAATGAAAGGAATTGGTGTTCGATTGTTAGACGATACAATAGAAGCAAATGACTCTTATGCGCACCACCCGAAGACATCTTATGATTTTTTTGAAAAAGGGTTGAGTGTTGGTAAACAATTGAAAGAAGGGTTCGAAGGTCAAGAGCTAAACCGGAGCGAAGCTCTTCGACACATTGTCATAACGTTAGTTGTGACATTAATCGTATTTGGTGTTGTTTACATGATTCACTCATGGATATGGGCCTTACTAGTTTCAGTAGTCGTAGGAACTTTGTTTTGGTTGTACTGTGATTGTTCATAAATAAATTTTAATTTATCACAAATTGTGATAAATTATTCATCATCTCTTGACATAATAAATAGTTTCATCGTACCTATATCACTAACGCATTCTAAGTATAAAGGCTTACCATGTTCTATGTATAGCTTGACAGGGCTACTGATAAATGAGCTTATTTTGCTGATACGGTTAAATTGATCTGTATAGTAAGATTGATATATTAATTGATTGTCATCCAGGGATGTTTGTTTAAAGGTGAGTGTTTTTTTGGATATACCAGTTTGGAATGAGAATGTGACTCTTCCATTTTCTTTAGTAACAGTGACCATCTGAGATGTAAAGGATCTGCATATTTGGTTGAAGTAGTTGTTTATTATTTCTGTGGGCTGGGAATTGTATTGTTGATGCCTGATTGGGGTGATGTTTTGAATATTTTCAATGCTTACTTCTAAAGCTTGTAAACCATCACCATCACTGTTTTCTTTTTGAAAATCAAATATATAAGGTTTCGTAATTGACATAATTACTACATCTTTGTTTTTAATGTATTTGAAAAAGTCTTTATTTATATTTGATCCTAAACCAATATACATCGGCTCTGAATCTTCAAATATGTACTCATCAAAATTATTAGAAGGGAGGAATATGGATATTGTAATGTTTTGAGTAGTAACATGTTCCAAAAATAATCCAGATTTGTCTATTGTAAAGCATGCAGTCGTCATATTTTGAAATAAAACTTCAAACATAGCTTTAAATTTACCTCCATATTTAGTGACAGCTTTAAACATTTTTCAAGAAAAACAAATACATAACCCAATTATGTTTATTATTATAATAAAATGGGAGCATCTGTTTCAAAAAACATTTCAAATGCAGTAACCAAGGCAATTGCTAAAACATCCTCTAATATTATACACAATACGCATGTAGGATATGATCAAAGTCAAATTATTAGCATAGGAACTGCAGATAAAGATATCGTAATCAAGGGAAATCGTTTTACCCAAAAAGCGAACGTTAACATGCAAGCTCTTCTTGATGCTTTGAGCAAGGAGGAAAACCAGCAAAGAATGTTAGCAGAACTTACTCAAGAAGCAAAAAGTATTACATCGGGCTTAAATTTGGCTCAATACTCAAATGCTCAAGATATACTTAATATTCTAATAAATTCAACATCAACTATTTTAAGCACTATATCTCAAACATGTAGCGCTTTTGCTAATCAACAGCAAGCAATCACGATCGAACTTGCACATGGAGGAGTACGTATAATAAACAATGTATATGAACAAATATATGATATATTACAAAGATGTGCTGAAACAGCCGTTTCAGAAAATGCAAATTTACAGGATTTATCAGCGAAGTTATCTCAAACATCAAATGCTGAAAGTCTTGGTATATCTATGTGGGCAATTGTTGCAGCTTTGTTGGGAATTCCAGTTGTCGGAGGTATAATCGGAGGCATAGCTGTGTTGAAATTTATTTTTCCAGTTATTGGAATAATAGGAATCGGTTTTATTGCCGCTTATTTCACATGGACAGAAGAAGATATGAAATTAACCGGATTTTCATCAATGATCAACAAGACTCCTATATGTAACGGAGAACTAATTTCTCCTCAACCATCAGTTGAGTTTTCCAGTGCTGTATACGCGTCAAAAGAATGTGATAAAATGCCTAATTGTAAAGCTTTTGATTGGGAAGGAATGGCATTGACACAAACTGGCAATTATACAATTATGAAAAATCCTGTGACACGCTTCTATCAAACAGTGTCTCCGAATTGTGAGCCAAATATAAAATTGGATAACACGCTATTATTGTACACTCCCAAGGCATATTCTGGACCGGAAGTACCTCAAATAGAAAAAATTCCATTGGCGATAGAAGGAGATATATATTTAGACACAGTTACTAGTCAATGGTTTCAAAGGACAAATAAGTGGCCTACTGGATGGCAGCCTATGGGATCTATCGAAACTGATCGCACTTTTAATAAATTAGAATGGGGTGAAATTAACCCTCTTGTTGTTTCTATTAATAATCCTTCCAAAAATGATATGTATATAAATATTTCTAATAAAGCATCTTTTGAAGTTTATCGCTTTACAGATGATGACGGATGGATACTCGAGAAAAAGTTAAAAGGACCTGGATTTTTTCCGAAAGTACCTAGTATTTCAAATACAAGTGGATTTAAGAAAAATATTAAAAAAAATTGGCTTCTTTATACTGGGATAGGATGTATTTTGCTGTCAATCGGAGGGACATTTATGACATATAAAAGAAGAACTGAAAAATTTGAAGAATGTAGTGATTATCCTTTCTTTTTTTAATTGTGTGTAATTAAAAATGGCAAAAGCGAAAATTAATAATTTTTGGTTGTATGATATCTCACAGTTGTTTAAATCTATGAGTCTTATTCCCAAATCAACCGATACACTTAATGATAAATTAAACACTATAATGCGTCTCTCAATTATCGCATGCACCGTCATTGCTATTTATAAACCTATACTTGCTCTTAACACATTATTAATAATTGCAACGTTGACAGTTGCAATACAGTCTTCATCGTCTTCATCATCAGTTGTTGTAGAACCTTTTGAAGATGTTGTAGAACCTTTTGAAGACAATTGTGATTTTGAATCACGTAATAAAGTTTCTGATATCAAAATTTTTATGAAAGAATTTATTACTCCAAACAATAGTGTTGGAATAAATTCTTTACGATTTTGCAACGATGAAGTTCCATATGAATACTCTCTCAATGGAACACTTGTTGGAGATGCAAATCCTAAAACTAAAATTCCACCATTAATTCCTAGACCGTCATATGATTGGAAATTAAACGATTTTGTAATACATTCAGGAATAAATGCTCGTACAAATTTTGATCTTCATAATTCTGGATATACTTCATCTTTAATACCCTCAGCTGATACAGGCCCTAAATGCTCCTCAGCTTATACAGGCCCTAAATGCTCCTCAGCTTATACAGGCCCTAAATGCTCCTCAGCTTATACAGGACCTAAATGCTCCTCAGCTGCAGAGGGGCCTAAGCTGTCAGAGTCAGAGGGGTCTAAGCTGTCAGAGTCAGAGGGGTCTAAGCTGTCAGAGTCAGAGGGGTCTAAGCTGTCAGAGTCAGAGGGGTCTAAGCTGTCAGAGTCAGAGGGGTCTAAGTTGTTGCCACAATGTGAAAGAATTCGTGATAATCTTCTAACTCAAACATTACAACCTGGTGTATATCAGAAATCGTACATAGGTGAACCGATTCAAAGTAATATCGGCATTTCTTATACTCAAGAATTTGTACCTACTATTGTTGAACAAAATTCAAATTCGATTAAGTATACCCAATTTGAAGATCAACCTCCATATAGCGAAGAGATAATT